TTGTCCGCATACCCGATGTTGGAGCCGTCGTTTGATAAAATACCCTTGCCTTGTTATTTGCAGTCAATTGGGCGTTGTTAGCTGCATTTGACGCATTCTCTGCATCCGTCAGGGCATCATTTATCCCATCATACAACGGTTGAAGGTTAGGACGGTCGGAAATGTTATTATAACCGGATGTTCCGGATTTGAATACCATCTTCCCGCCAAACTCTCCGATCCCCAGGTTGAAATAGCACTTTCCATCTGTCGATACTATGCGATCCACCGTGATTCGGCCGGGCAATATCTCCGTGAAGCCGTAGCAGGTCACAAACGACCGTACACCGTCGGCTTGACTACCTAATAAACCGACCAGAAAGTAATAATCGCTGCCTTCGTCCATGTCGTGCGGTTCTTCGGACAAGATAAATTCGCCGGCCTCAGAAAACTTGCCACATTTGGCGTACAGGTAGAGCTTCCCGAAGTCGCCCAGCGGCGGACTGGTGTAGGCAGGTAGATCCCAGAACTTATATTCAGAAACGGCATGGCTGCCTTTTATTTCCGAGATGCCGATCGTCATGTGTTGAAGGATCGCTTTCGGGGCGGTGAACAGTTCGGTCGCATCGTCATAGACAAAGTCCGGATCGACTTTCCGGGGATTGGTCTTGCTGTCCACGAAGCGGAATTGCAGGTTTTCATGTCCGACCAAAAGGGACATGGTGCGCACCCAGACTGGATCGATCCCCTTGGTGTAATCTTTAAACGCCTTTTCCAACATCTCCTGTGCTTCAATCGCATCACGTAAACGACGCTTGGTGTAGTGCATCGCATCGCTGTGGCGGTCGTTATTGATCACCTCGTTGCTTTCGATCTTCGACAGATCCGAGGAGACAAAGCCACCGACCGGCACATTGCTTAGTTCCAGTCCGGGGCTGTAGGGCCTATTTATATAGTCCTTTACAGCCGTGATGCGGATACGCACTCCCTCGGGCTGAAACTGCGGGTCGTCAAACAGGATGTAACCACCTGGCACCAACCGTCCACCCACCTCCAGCCACTGCGATTTCGCCCAAATGCCGTCCAGCTCACCGGTAAAGGCAAAAGATTCCTCTTCCTTGTTGTACAGGCTTCGGGCTGCATCACGAAACATATCCCATGACGCACCCGTCTGTGTGGTATCGTTGCAGACGTATGCCTGCGGCAGCGAAATGTTGAAGACCGCGTATGTATCACCTACAGCCGGACAGCGGTTCGGGTTCGGTATCGTGCCCCCTTCTTTCTCGACAGGCACCAACTTAAACCGTCGGGCTGCATGGTCGTAACCGGTCAAAGCGTCAGATGTCTGCTCGAGGTCAAATTCTTCTCCAGTCATCACACCCGACTGGAAGATAATCGTTGCAGTTTCGCCCGGTATTCGGCATTTGGAATAGTCTAAATCTTCCGGAATCGTGTTATCGATGATATCATAGAGATGCTTTTCGGCATCCACCACAACCACCTCGGACACCGTGCCCACCCGTGAGGGGTAGATGTGCGAACAGTCCAAGCTGTCCTCATTGTTATTGGCCAAAGCCCGGTCGGCTCGTGTAATGAACATGCCATCCTTGTCGGTTTTATAGCGTCTGCCTTCGTATTCCAATTCCTGGGATTTTGGCAGCAGCAGACAGGAAGCTCCATAGGCGGTGCGGTCGATGTTGCGCTCGCCACCCTGCACATAGAGGATGGAGGTGGGTGGTTTTTCGCCCTGCAGCTTACGGCCGACACCGGTTTTGAAGCCATTCCCACGGCCGTAGGAAAGAGGCAGAGGATCGTCCTTGAACTTCTCTACCTTGCCGAAATTGATAGTCTTGCTGACGATTTCGAATTCTGTTCTCCACTCATCCGCAAAGCGGTTAAGCGCATCCAAACAAAACTCATGGCTAAAGGCCAAGGTCTTTTCCGGTGCATCGATACAGGTCCCAATAGACCATCCTCCAACTCCCGATTGGTTCATATTATCAATCAAAAGCTCCAGAAAGAAGCGGGGTTTTCCGGTAAGTTGGAATTTCAGCTTTCGGGGGATGGCTGACAGGTGCTTGTATTTGATGGTACCCAACAGTTCCCAATAGCCGCCAAAGGTGGCACTGTAATCGAGATTGCGAGTGCCATGCTTTGTCAGATCCTCCGGTCTCCAGAGCGTATATCGCTGACCTTGATAGTCAACATAGCTGTAGACAGGTATTTCTACATGTTCTGTCAACGAGAACACAAGATTGACCTTGTCGCCCTGCCGGATGGCCCGATAGCGATAACTGGCATCATCGACTGGTATATCGAGAAGTATTTTCCCTGTCTTTTCAAAAATGATCATAGCTCATTTAATTAATTGCTTAACTTTGTTTCCGGAGACCGTCGGTCCCCTAATTTTCTTTTTTTTACAGCCTCCAATCTGTGATAGCCTGGAGGCTGTTTTATTATTCTTTCGCCACCGAACATTTTATATCTCCATTTGTTTTAAAAGAAAATACCCAACCTGGGGTTGGCGATTATCAATAATTTTTTCTGAATATACATTTGCTGTCTTTCTGCTGTGACAGCCCAAAGACAGTGTCACTAATTTATTAATACGGCCTTGCAGGCGGAGTGAAGTTTGATGTCCAACGGGCAATATTACTGATGCGAAACTCGTCAATCATACCGTTCAGATACAATCCATAATCCCGATATTTTCCGATCATTAAAGAACTATAGTACCCTGAAACCATCGTTGATGTGAAACCAGACGCATACACTCCATTTACATACACTTTCCAATATCGAGATTGTGACCTGACGATCGCAAGATGAACCCACTGATCCCGTGGCATCGTAAAATAGCATATTGCATCCCCTCGGGTTCCACCATACTGCAATCCAAAGAAAATGCGTCCGTCCGATTCCTCCATTATATCAAAGCTGTAACTTCCATAAGCAACGCCTTTTGACATTATACCGTTTTTCACACCACTTTTCAGTTTAATCCAAAAATCGACGGTATAGTTTGGATATAGGGACTCGTTTATGGCATTCGTTCCACTTATCTTTACATACCCGTTTCCTGAAAACGAAACGCAATTCTTGAATTTTCCCACTACATAGGACATATTACTACCAACATAAGGCTTGCCTGAGGCTTCATCTTTCAATGATCCATCAAAATGTAGCAACAGCAAAGTATTCCTGTCTACTTTCTTCCGTCCCATCATCGATCTTATCATACCAACCTCCTTTCCGCCGAAAGTCGGTCAGATACTTTAGTTAAGAGGTGTTTACCCCCCCGTTAACATTTGTAAACAATTATTTCTCATGACTTTATCTCCTATTTTTTAGTCGTTAATATCTTGTTTCATCTTTTTCAACGGCAGATCATTCTTCGTAAGCCCAATAGCGGATCAGGACAGTGCCATCACCGCCATCACCTCCAATAGAAGATGGGCCACGATATGCACCACCACCTCCTCCTTTACCGGCGTTACTTCCTCCTTCTCCGTCCATACCTTTTCCTTCATTGTAATCGGAAATTCCCGGTAAATACTTTCCTCCTTGTCCCGATCCTCCTCCAGCATTTCGTTTACCGAAAGACTCACCAAAATCACGAGTTGTATGTCCTTGTCCTTTTCCTGCCGTATCTCCCGTCCATTCGCCTAAATCTCCATCTCCTCCGTCAGATCCACCGTTACCTGGACCTCCTCCAGAACCTCCATTACCGCCAGATGATTGAGAGCCTCCTTTCCCTCCGTTAGCTCTATAAGTAGAACTCATGAATTGGGAAAATCCTCCGTCATAAGCAAACCCTGATACGACGCCATTTCCACCTCTTCCCACCGTAATCGGAATTGTTTGACCAGAAACCACTGGAATAGAATTTCCATCTTTCCACCCTATATTATTAGATTTGAAGGTCTTGGTATATCCACCACCTCCAGCATCGCCACTTCCACCACCGACACCACCGACAAGAAACACATCGACCTCCTTGCAGCCTCGCGGAACAACCCAGGTGTAATTTCCGGCAGGAAAGAACCTCTTCGTAAATAATTGCAACTTCTTTTTCCCCATCATCGACCTGATCATATACAACCTCCTTTCTTGCGATTAGAAGTTGTAAATTGTTTATTTAGAGAGCGCCCCCCATTTAACTTTTAATAACATAACCTGTTTCATTGTTTTACCTCCTGTACAATTGTGGGCAAGTCTTTCAAGTCGTTCGGATAACCTGTAACGGTTGTCAGAATGCAGAGATAGGTCACGCCGTATTGCTCATAATACTTGTCCTTCTCGAATGCCATACCTTGTACGTATGGGATCGGATCCTCCAATGTCCCTGCGTGCTCAACGGTAACCACCTTGTAAAGATCCATTTGTCCGGCCGGAATCCAATCAGCTTGCAAGGCATGATCCTTGATAACCTCGTAGAGCAGGTATTCCTGGGCTTTCTCGGCTTTATACCGGAAACGGAACCCCGGCAAACCATCCTTAGGCCCGGATACCTTTTTCCCGAACTCGGCCCCCTTATCTCCCCACACGGGGAAAAGGACTTGCATCTCCAACGCCTGGTTCGCGGTAAGGGGGACGCTGTTCACCATCGAGCGGGCGAAAGTGACGGCTTGCGCTTCCGGGGATTTAGCGATTGCCTTATCTGCTTTAGTTTGCAAGGCTGCCGTTGTTGTATGGATCATTTCAGG